GCTTCCGTCTGTCGCCGACGCGTATGTCAAGGCGACCAGCGTGGCGCTGGGCTTCGAGTACTTCACGGACCACGTAATCCGCCCATGATCCGGACCCAGGATTCGTAACCCCAGGAATTCCCTTTACTCAGGAGAAACAGATGACTGTCTACAAGCGGCCGGGTGTCTACATCAGTGAGACTCTGGCCCCGCTCAGCCAGACCGTAAACACACCGGGCGAGTCCGTTGCGGCGTTCGTCGGCAAGAACAAGCAGGGCGGCCCGCTGGCTCCCACGCTGGTGTCGTCCTGGTCGCAGTACGTGGCCACCTTCGGCGCCTTCGGCGACACCTCGGACTTGCTCCCGTTCGCCGTCTACTCCTACTTCAACAACGGCGGCAACGCGGCGTACATCGTGCGTGCGGCGGCCTCCGACGCGGTCGCGGCCTCCGTCACTCTTCAGGACACCGAGACGACCGCGAAGGACACCCTCAAGGTCAAGGCGATCTCCCCGGGCGTGTGGGGGAACAGTGTCTACCTCGACGTCACGGCGGCGTCCTCCGGTGGTGGTCGCTTCGACCTGTTCGTCTACGTCGGCGGTGACACTGCGGCCTTCCTCAAGGAACGCTTCACCGACGTCTCGTTGGATCCGGCCGACTCCCGCAACGCGCAGGCCCTGATCAACTCCCCGGTCACCGGCTCGTCCTTCATCCAGGTCCAGAGCCTGCTTAATACCACGTGGGCCCCGAACCACGCCCCGGCCATAGCGACCGGCATCCCCCTGGCTGGCGGCTCGGACGGTGTTGCGGCCGTGGACCTGGCGACCGCGACGGAGCGGCTGGAGACCGTCGAGGCGAACCTGATCCTCAACGTCCCGGGCGTCACCGACGCGACCGTCCTCAACCCGATCATCGCGTGGGCCGAGGACCAGGGCAACGTGTTCGTCGTCGTGGACGGCGTGAAGTCGACCTCGGCCGACAACGCCCACTCCTACGCGCTGTCGCTCCAGAACATGTCCACGGGCGGCTCCGCGCTGTCGGCGTCCTCGTACGCGGCCGTCTACGGCCCGTGGCTGATCGTCAATGACCCGGCCACCACTGCTTCCGGCTCGGCGCGTCTGCTGCCCCCGGGCGGTGCGGTCCTCGGTCAGTACTCCCGTACGGACGCCTCGCGCGGTGTGCAGAAGCCTCCGGCCGGTATCGACACCGTCCTCAAGGGTGTGCTCGACACGGAGTTCCGGTTCTCCAACGACGACCAGGACGCGCTGAACGTCGCGGGCATCAACGTGCTGAAGTCGCTGCCGGGCACGGGCTTTGTCATCTACGGCGCCCGGACGCTGTCCACCGGCATGCCGGACCGGTACGTCTCCATCCGCCGCTCGCTGATGCTGATCAAGAAGGGCATCCTCGACGCGACTCGCTTCGCGGTCTTCGAGCCCAACGACCAGATCCTGTGGGACCAGGTCAACGCGGTCATCACGCAGTACCTGCTGACGCTGATGCAGACCGGCGTGCTGGCCGGGACCACCCCGGACCAGGCGTACTTCATCACCTGCGACTCCTCGAACAACACGGCTGCCTCGGTGGCCAACGGCGTCGTGAACATCTCCGTCGGTGTGGCGCTCCAGACCCCGGCCGAATTCATCGTGATCCAGATCGGCCAGTACTCGGGTGGGTCCTCCGCGACCGACTCGACGGCCACTTCCTGAGAGGTAACTGACTGATGGCTACGACCACTTCGACCGTGGGGCACATCGCAACGGACCCGTTGCGGAACTTCAAGTTCCAGGTCCAGATCCAGCACCCCGGCATCAAGGGCTTCGCCCGCATGGGCTTCATGTCCGTTTCGGGACTGAACGTCACGACTGAGGTCATTCCATACCGTGAGGGTGGAATGAACACGACAACGCAGAAAATGCCCGGACAGTCCGACTTCGCCCCTATTACGTTGTCCAAGGGCCTCGCGGTCGGCGACAGCCAGATGATGGACTGGATGCGCCAGTTGTTCACCGTCATCCAGGGCACCGGCTCCGGCAAGGCGGGTGCCGAATTCCGGCACATGGTCGACATCAAGGTGCTCGACCACCCGGTGACTTCCGGCACCACTCCGGCCAAGGCCGCATTCCGCGTCTACAACGCGTGGCCTACGGCGGTCGCCTTCTCGGACCTCGACGCTGGCGCCAACGCGATCGTCGTCCAGCAAATGACCCTCGCCCACGAGGGCTTCGAGTTCAAGTTGGCTAACAGTGTCGGGTCGTCTTCCGTTAGTTTCTAATAGCGGATTCCCGAGACTCGACTAGGAGCATAACCAGTGGCTAACGACCTTAATACCGAGGGGTACACCAACCCCCTCTCCAACCCCGGTGCAGCGAATGCCGCCATTACGGCGCTTCTGAACGACGCCGGGGCACAGGTCGCCAAGCCCGAGATCACCCTCCCGGCAGGTGGCAATTTCAGCCTGCCGGGAGGCTACGTTCTGGGCAGCGACTACGCATCCGTCCGCTACGACGCCGAGGTCCGCGAACTGACCGGCGCCGACGAGGAGGCCCTGACCAAGGCCCGCCAGAGTGGTATCGGCAAGTACATCTCCACCCTGCTCACGGCAGGCACCGTCTCCGTGGGCGACGAGAAGACCAGCGCCCCCCTGCTGTCCAACCTCCTGCTCGGCGACCGCGACATGCTCCTCATGGAGATCCGGCGTGCGACCTACGGCGACGAGATCACCTGGGACCAGTACTCCTGCCCGTGGTGCGGCGAGGAGTTCCGCCTGACGGTCACCCTGGACGAGATCCCCGTGCGGCGCCTGGAGGACCCCTCCGCCCGCATCTTCGAGGTACCCCTGCGCAAGGGGCGCAAGGCGTTCGTACGCCTGCCCGTCGGCAGCGACCAGGAAGCGCTCCTGGCCGTCATCGACCGCGCCACCGACTCCGAGCAGAACACCCTCCTGCTCTCCCGGGTTCTCATTTCCGTGGTCGAAGCGGACGGCTCCGAGAATGCCGTCACCGGTAATCCCGACTTCGCCCGCGCGCTCGGCATCATGGACCGCCAGTCGATCCTAGATGCAATTGAGAAGAACCAGCCAGGCCCGCAATACAATGATGTGAAGTTCCTGCACGATTCGTGCGGAAAGGAGGTCCCCCTCTACATCAAGGTGGGGGACCTGTTTCAGGGCCTGTAACTACTTCGACACGTACTTCGAATACGAGCAACTAGTCGAGCTATCCCCGGCTTGGAGCCTCAGCGAAATTCGCCGGTTGACCGTACGAGAGCGCCTGCACTGGGTGAAGTGGTTCAAGGCGCAACGTAATAGGCGAACTGCTGAGGCGGACAATGGCTGACGAAGGCACGGTGGCAGGACAGGGACCGCTCCTGGGCTGGAACAAAGCCCAGGATGCGATCTCGAAACTGGCGAAGAACGTCGAGTCCCTGAACAAGGGCTTGGAGACGGCTGCCGCCAAGTTCAAGACGGTCGGCGGGGGAGCTGCCGGTCTCTATCAGGGATGGAACAGCCACGGCTCCGGGTCCACCAGTGGCGCCCGGGGCTTCGGCATGCTCGCCAACGACGTCTGGAACGGCACCAGCAACTACGCACACGGCCGTCCCAACGGCGGTGCGAGCGCTCCGGCCACCGCGCCCCGCGCGGGCACCCAGCAGCGCATGACGACGTCCTCCAACGGAGGTGGGGCCACGTTCTCCGGGCAGACCAACCAGGGCGGCGGTGCGGCCAACAACGGCGGCTCTGGTGGCTCCGGCGGATCAGGTGGCTCGGGCACCAACACTCCGCGCCTGGGCGGGGGTGCCGGGAACAACGGCGGCCAGCGCAAGAGCCCCTACTCGCTCAAGGGCGGCCTCAAGGACGCCTATGCCTGGGCCACCAAGCAGATGCCCGACAAGGTCCTCATGGACAGCGTCACCTACCAGACGGGCCAGATCTCCTCGCAGTCCTACGGCGCGACCGCGAAGCAGGCGTTCACCAACAACTTCGGCGCCCAGTCCACGACGGACGCGGGACTCGCCTATCAGACCCTCGCGCAGTCCACGGCCGGTTCTCCAGGCTCCTCGAACTTCAACACGGCATGGAACTACGCCAAGTCCTCCGGATTCCTCAACCCAGGTGTCTCGGAGGCACAGCGCGTCCAGGGTATGACGGGTGCGTGGACGGCCGGGTCCTACTACGCCAACCAGGCCATCGGCATCCAGACGATCAAGAACGGGCAGCGTCAGGACCCCCGCCAGATCGCCCAGCAGGTCATGCAGCGCTGGTCGTCGCTGAAAAGCATCAAGAACAAGGACCAGATCCACGACACCCTCAGCGACGGCTCCGCAGTAATGCAGTCGCTGGCTCGCACCATGCCTGCGGGCACCCTCCAGCAGGTCAAGGGCGAACTGACGGGGATACTCAGCGCCCAGATCAACGGCGCGTCCGAGAAGCAGTACGACTCCACGATGACCAAGGCCAACACCGGCAACAAGAGTGCCAGGGCCCTGTTGAAGAAGTGGAACATCGGCGACTCCGACGCGCAGGCCCTCCAGGACCGGGCCGGAACGCTGCGCAATCAGGACGTCAACACACTCCAGCCCTTCAACGATGGACTGAAGACCGCGACCAACTACCTGGACAAGTTCAGCACCGCCGTCCAGTCCTTCCTCAAGAGTTCCCACCTGGACACCCCGATCGGCTGGGCCGGTGGTGCCGGTTCCATGGTCGGCTCCGCTGCCGGTTCTGCCATGGGCACCTACGGCATGATGCGCGGCCTGGGCAGCGTCGCCCGCCTCGGCGGCTTCGGAGGTGGGGGTGGCGGGGGCATGCTCGGTGCTGCTCGCGCGGCCCTGGGAGGCGGTACAGGACCGGCTGCTGGCTTCGGCGCGCTCGGAGGTGCCCTGGACCTTTCCGGGGCTGCCCTGGGCGCTGCTGGCGGCTTTGGCGTCGGCGCCTACCTCACGCACCACTTCGGCTCGAAGTTGGTCGACAAGTACGTCCACGGCAAGAAGGCCAACAAGGCCGGTCACATCGGCGTGGACGCGGCGACCGGCGCCCTGACTGGTGCAGCCGTCGGTTCCGTCGTCCCCGTCATCGGTACCGGGGTCGGCGCGCTGGTTGGTGGTGCAATCGGTGCGGGTGTCGGCATCTTCGGTGGCGCTGGAGAGAGCAACGCCTCGGCCGCCACCGGCTCGGGCAAGTCCGGCGCGGTGGCCACAGGTACGCAGGGCGCGGGTAAGACGGCCGCTGCCGTCATCAAGGTCGCCATGAAGTACCTGGGCGTGAAATACGTCTGGGGTGGGGCCTCACCGAAGGGCTTCGACTGCTCCGGCTTGCTTCAGTACTCCTTCAAGCAGATCGGTGTCTCGCTGCCCCGTACGGCCGCGCAGCAGCAGAAGGCCGGTAAGGCGGTCAAGCTCGGCCAGGAGCGCGCGGGTGACCTGCTCTTCAACGGCAACCCCGCTCACCACGTCGTGATGTGCATAGGCAACGGCAGGGTCATCGAGGCTCCGCACACAGGGTCCTCGGTGCGCGTCCGGTCCTACAAGCCAGGCGAGTTCACCAACGCTGTCCGGATCCTTGGCGCGGTCGGCAACGTCGGCGACTTCACCAACGACAACTCCGACACTGCGGGTTCCGACTCCAACCGACTGTCCACCATGGGCTTCGGCGGTGACGTCGGCTCGTACGGCTCCACCGAAGAAGTCGACGCCATCGCGGCCGGGGTCTCCTCGATCGGTGCGGCCAACGTGGGCTCCGGAGTCGGCGCCGGACAGGGTTCGTCGCAGACCACCGACAACGGCAACAACGCGGCCGGTGCCCTGCCCTCCGGAAGCCTGAAGACGTGGATCAAGTCGGCGCTCGGCATCCTGCACAAGGACACCGCCTCCAACGAGCGGTACGTCAACACGATGGCCATGCACGAGTCCGGCGGTAACCCCCGCGCGCAGAACAACTGGGACAGCAATGCCAAGGCCGGGCACCCGTCCAAGGGCATTCTCCAGACGATCGACTCGACGTTCAACGCGTATTCGCTGGCGGGTCACAAGAACATTTGGAACCCGGTCGACAACATTATTGCCGGTGTGCGGTATGCGGATTCGCGCTATGGCTCCCTGGCGAATGTGCCGGGTATCAAGTCGATGTCGAACGGCGGAGGCTATAAGGGATACGCAGTCGGCTCCACGAATATCGACGTGGACCAGACCGCCCGCATCCACAAGGGCGAAATGATTATCCCGGCGCACCAGGCCGACGCCATCCGAAAGGCGCTGTCGAGTAATACCCCGCTCACGGGCGGAATTGGCGGGCTTAATACCTCGGGTGGTAAGGCCACCCTCAACTTCCACTCCGGGGCCGTCGTGGTTCAGGTGCAGGGCGCCATGGATCAGACGTCCGCACGGGATGCGGCGACGCAGTTCATGACCGCACTCGCCGAAGACAGCCGGATCAATCTCATCGCGGCAGGGAACTAATGGCAGCCAGCAAGATCGAAGACAACGGTCCTTTCGACCCCCGGATAGCGAGCATCCCGTTTCTCCAGAAGGACGGGCACAGTTTCGACACCACCAAGAAGTTGACGCGCGGCTTCATCATCATGGAGAAGCCAATCAACGGCGTGCGCTACCGCTGCAACTTCCTGTACAACCCTAGCGAACTCGACATCTCCCACGGTATCGACTCGGGTGTCCTTACCGACCCGAATTCAGCATTGAAGAACGACGTCACGGCGGGGCAGTTCATCCTGCCCCTCCAGCAGACGTTGCAGTTCAACCTGCAATTCGACCGGACATACGAGTTGTGGGACTCCAGCAAGTTGTTCGGGGATGCCCTCACGTGGGTTCCGGAGTTCGGAGTGGCTTACGACATCCTGTCGCTGTACAAGATCACGGGCATTGCGACTCCGATGACCGTCTCGGGCAACCAGGAGACGGACAAGCAGTCCGCCATCGACAACTTCCGGAAGGGCTCCTTCTCGACCGGCCCGGCAGGCCCGATGATCTACACCCCGGTGTACGTCGTCATCGGGTCGACGCTGTCCTTCTACGGCGTGATCCAGCAGTTGGACGTCCGGTACACCCACTGGACTCAGCAGATGATCCCCCAGCGCTGCGTGGTCCAGTTGACCGTGACGCTGCTGCCGACCCCGCAGGGCGGCAACAAGTACGCACCGATCATCGGCCCACGGCTGCCTAACTCCGGCGACCCGCTGTCGACGTCCGAGCAGTTGGGCAAGAACGGAAAGGCTGGGCGATGATCTCCTCGAACTCCCGCTACGCGGACTCCACCCTCGCGCTCGTCTCCTCCGGCCGAGGCACCAACCTCACCATCGTGCCGGGCCAGCAACGCGAGTGGTCCTTCCAGTTCACCTACCACCAGTGGACCTCGGCCGACCGCATCGACCTGGTCGCCACCCAGTTCTACGGCGACGCCCGCCTGTGGTGGCACATCGCCGACGCCAACCCCGAGGTCATGGACTGGACTGCCCTCACCCCCGGCCAGATCATCAGGATCCCCAGTGTCTGAACAAGCACCGGTCACCCGTCTGACGATGGGCACCGACCGCATCACGGACTACATCACGCGAGTGGAGGTCCGCGAGGGCTACGGCGTTCACTCGATGGTCATCATCGACGTGACCACCCCTCCCACGTCCAAGAACCCCTACAGCGAACTGACGCCCGTCGTGCTCGACTACGGCCGCGCACCGAACGACCTGGTCCGCTGGAACGGCTACGTGCACCACTCCAGCGCGCTCGCCTCCTCCGACACCCTCCACACCACGGTGCGGTACATCTGCATCGGGACCACGCTGCCTATGAACACCCAGCGCACCCGGTCGTGGAAGAACGTCTCGCCGACGTCGATCGTGCGGCAAGTGGGCCGGGAGAACGGCCTGCGCACCGTCATCTCCCCGTCCGCCCGGCGCCTGACCTACTGGGCCCAGACCGGCGGGAGCGACTTCAAGCTGGTCAACGACCTCGCGGCCGAGACCGGTTTCCGCTTCTGGGTGGAGGGCGCCACCCTGTACTTCCTCGACCCGCGCATTCTCCTGCTCGGGCAGAAGGCCCAGGACATCCCGGTGTTCTCCAAGAACCAGACCCCTGGGCTTTACGACACCCTCCAGAGCCTTTCCATTCTCACCGGCACGATGATTCCCCGCAGCAATGGGGCGGCCAGCACCTCGGTGATTTCCGGCCTGGATGCGAAGACCGGGAAGGTCATCAAGGCGTCCTCTACCTCGGACACCGGAATCGGCACGTTCCTGAATTCCATATCCACCGCCCGCGCCGTGGACAACTACGCCGACGCGCAGGCCCTTATGGAAGCACGCACTCTCGCGTCCCGTGGATGGATCACCATGCAGGCCACGATTTACGGGACGGCGAAAGTGACTCCTGGAACGCTGGTCGGCATCTCCGGCAGTTCCGTTTCGTCGGACAACAAGGGCCGGTGGATGGTGACGAGCACCAAGCACGTTATCAACCGGGACAAGAACAACAAGGGCCTGATGTTCACCACGACCGTCGATGCGGAAAGGGACCAGCCCTACGCGGTAACATTCCGAAGCGATGCGAACAAGCGTTTCAAGTTCGACACCGTCCCGGCTGTGCTGAGGAACAGGCAGTTCTGGGAATCGAGTCTTCTGGAGGACATCAATGTCGGCTGATCCGGTGCTGGGAATGTACCGGGCGAGCGTTGCCAATAACCAGGACCCGCTGAATGAAGCCCGCGTCACGCTGCTCATTCCGCAGGTACTCGGAAACGCCGAAAGCGCCTGGGCCGCCCCCGCTTCCCCGACCAACACGATCCCGCCGGTCGGCCAGACGCTGTGGGTGCAGTTCTCCGGCGGTGACATCACCAAGCCGGTCTACTCCCCGCTCGGCATCAAGGCCGTTCAGGACCAGGTCGACGACCTGCCCAGCGGAGAGACGCTCGATGTCCTTCCGCCGAAGGAGCCCACCGCCCTCACCCTCACCACGGTGCAGTACGTCACCGCCGAGGGCGCCACCCGGGCCCGCGTGACAGCGAGCTGGACCCCGCCCACGGAGAACCAGGACGGGACCGCCCTCACCGACCTGTCCCACTACCTGCTCCAAACCTCCTACGACAACAGCAACTGGAGCGGCGGCTTCGTCACCACGGAGGACCTGGTCCTCCTCGACGGACTTAATACCGGCGTGGCCCTCTACGTGAGGGTCGCGGCCTTCGACACCAGCAACAACACCTCCCTGTGGGCGAGCGCCAACCTCACCACGGCGTCCGCTTCCACCCCGCCTCCGGTGCCCTCCGCGCCGGGGGTCCTCGGAGTACTCGGCGGCCTGCGGGTCACCTGGGACGGCAAGGACAACACCGGCACGGCAATGCCTGCGATCTTCTCCCACGTGCAGGTGCAGCGGGACACCACCTCGGCGTTCTCCAACCCTGTCGTGATCGGCACGCTGCCCGGCCCGGACTTCCTGTACGACTCCATCCAGAACTACGCCAGCGCCTACTACTACCGGCTGGTCGCATACTCCAAGGTCGGCATCGCCTCGGCCCCGTCCGGCTCGAACTCGGACACCCCCAAGCAGGCCGTCGCCCAGGACATCCTCGACGGCTCACTGTCGGCGGCGAAGATCGCAGTCGGCGCCATCGACAACACCAAGCTGGCGGCGAACGCCGTCCTGGCCGCGAACATAGCCAACGGGGCTGTCGAGGCAGGCAAGCTGGCGGCCCTGGCCGTCGGCACCACGAACATCGCCAACAACGCGGTCACCGGCACACAGCTCGCCGACGCCACGATCGGCTCGGCGAAGATCATCAACGGCGCCATCGGCAACGCACAGATCGCCGACGCGGCCATCAACAACGCCAAGATCGCCGACCTCGACGCGGGCAAGATCAACGTCGGCACGCTCAACGCCGCGCGCATCGCAGCCGGATCGCTGGACGCCTCGAAGATCACCGCCGGGACGTTGACGGCTACCCAGATCCTGGCGGGCTCGATCACGGGCGACCGGCTCGCAGCCAACACCATCACCGCCAACCAGATCGCGGCGAACACGATCACAGCCAACCAGATGGCGGCCGGAACGATCACGGCCCAGAGCGGTGTCATCGCCAGCATCGACGCCAGCAAGATCACCGTCGGCAAGTTGACTGCAACCCAGATCGACGCCACCAATTTGGTCATCGGTGGCGGCAACGTGAGCGGTACGGTCGCGAGTGCTACCACGGCAGGCAGCGCAACTTCAGCGGGCAGCGCAGGGACCGTCACGGGATCCCTCGGCGCGGGCGTCGCCGTCCCCGGCGCACAGGTCACTGGAACAGTATCCAGCGCCACAACCGCGACCACGGCTACCTCGGCGACCTCCGCAGGCAGCGCTACCACAGTCACCGGCTCCATCGGCGCGAGCGTCAGCGTCCCCGCCGGGCAGTTGAGCAACGGCACCATCCCGACCACGACCACGATCAACGGTGGCTCGATCAAGACAGGCACGATCGACGCGAGCCTGGCCAGCATCACCAACCTGGACGCCAGCAGCATCAAGGCCGGAACGCTTACCGTCGACAAGTTCTCCGCAGGTCTTCAGGGTCTGGTGGGCCAGAAGTTCTACGACTTCGGCACCAGCGCCTCGAAGTGGCTTAACGCCGCAGGTGCGGGCGGCACCATAACCTCGGTATCCAAGACCGACGCGGCCTCCGGCGGCTTCGTCATGCGCTGCGCCGGGTACGTCCAGGGCGCTTACCGCCCGGACCTGCTCATACCCTTCGACCCGACCGTCACCTACCGCGTGACCTGCCGGGTCCGCCAGGTCTCTGACAACTCCACCCCAGGCACCAACCAGAACTTCTACGCGGGCGTCACCGGCATCGCGTCCGACGGCGTGACCCTGGTCAGCACCACCGGAGCCAACGCCGTCTCCAACCAGCACTACGTCGCGGCCAAGGGAGTGCCTCTCACCACTGGTGGTGCATGGGTCACCTACACCGGCTACATCAAGGGATCCTCCGCCACCCCCACGGGAGGCAACCCGGCCAACAACCCGACCGCCCCGGCCACGCTGCACCAGAACGTGAAGTACATCAGCCCCTGCCTCTACATGAACTACAACGGCGGATCCGGTGCGGCCGAGATGGACATGTTCACCATCGAGGTCGTCGAGACCGGCCAGGTCAACTCGGCCAACATCAACCTCGGCAACGTCAACGCCTCGCACCTCTCCCTGGGTTCCGTGACCGGCAACATGGTCACCAACCCGGGCTTCGAGGATGCCTCCCGCGTCGGCTGGACCCTGACCCAGAGCGACAGCACGCTGGCCACAACGGTCGCCAAGATCGAGATCGCTCAAGGCGGGTACCCGGCACGCTCCGGTCAGGGCAAGGCGACCCTGGGGGTCAACAACACCGGCACCGCTACCGCGACCAGCGACCCCTTCCCAGTCGTCGCCGGGCAGACGTACATGTTCCGGTACTGGTACTACGGCATCGGGCACCTGCACGTCACCTTCGAGACCAGCCCGGACAAGGTCACCTGGACCGACCAGATGGCTGGGGTCAACGACGTCACCTACAACGCTGCGGCGTACACCGAGGACATCTTCGAGATGACGGCGCCCACCGGGGCACTGTGGGGCCGGGTCACCTTCCAGCAGTTGAACCCCGGCTCGTATGGGCTGTCCACCTCGTCGTTCTCCTACATCTGCGTGGACGACGTCCTCGTCATGCGCGAGGGCTACGGCGCGACGGACATCTCGGCCGCCGGTGTCCGGCTGTTCGGGCCGGACGGATCACTCGGCACGGAACTGACCACGTCCAACGCCTACGCCACCTTCGCGGGCGGAGCAGCGAGCATCGACCCCAACGGCGTGGGCACCTTCAAGTCGATCTTCACCCCGCAGCGCCCGGCGGGGGCACCCTCCGATGACCCGACCGGACAGATCTGGTACCAGGGACAGGAACTGGGAGCGCTGCTGTGGAACATGCCGTGGGGCATGGTCACCTACGAGCGCGGCTGGACGAACAAGCCGACCTCGTCGACTTACTACACCACCGAAACCGGACTCATCGAGTTGGCCTTCACAGCCGTCGAGGGCCGCATGTACCGCATCGTGGCCCGATCCCAGTTCGACTTCAACGGCGGTACAGGTAACCAAGTATTGGAGAACCGCATCAACGTCGCCGCCACGACGACGTCCGTCAACGGGTGCACGCTAATGAACCCGACCGGTGCCAGCCCAAGGGTGACGGACCAGATCATCGCCCGCTGCTTCGGGATGTACTACGACGGCGGAGGGACCGACGGCACCACCGCCGTGGAAGGCATCATCGTCTGCTCCTCCGACGCGGGCGGCCTGTACAGCAGCACCACGGCACTGGCGCCAGGCGACCACAGGCTCCTCTGGACTGCGACGCAGCACGCAGGCAACGCCACCGGCTGGGGATTGCGCAACTACATCCCCGCGCAATCCTCGGACTTTTACGTCGAGGACATCGGTCCGGCCGTGCCCGAGAACGGTGTGTACAACACGGGTGGCGCGGCCGTGACGGCCACCAAGACGTACACCAAGACGTACAACGCGGTGTGGTCCCGCCGGTACGGCAACGCCGGATACACCGACGGCACCGTGTACCAGGGCTACTACTCCAGCACCTGGGGCACGCAGAAGTCGATGATCTACTTCGGCACCCAGCCCTTCACAGACATGGGTTCCACGGCGAAGGTCTCCAAGGTCGAGATCTACCTCTACAACAACCACTGGTACTACAACGGGGGTGGCACGGCGCACATCGGTGCATTCACCGGAACCACCGAGCCGACGTCTTTCGGTGGTAGCGGAGTGAACCTCACCGTTTCCTCGTGGCCCGTTGGCGCCGGAAAGTGGGTAACCCTGCCGTCGTCCTGGAATTCAACTTGGAACGCGACCACCCCGTATCGTGGAATTACGCTAGGTGCGGATCTTGGATCCAGCACCGACAAGACCTACTACGGGTACTTTTCCGGTGTCGGGGATTCCCACCCTCCGCAACTTAAGATCACGTACACCAAGTGAGGAAGTCACTTAATGCCTGACATTACCGTCACGGTTCCTGACGACGTCTGGCCGCGCGTCGCTGCCGCGTTCCACGTCTGCTACCCGAACAACGTCGACACTCCGGACGTGGACCTCGTTCAGTTGGCCGCCAAGTCCTACATCCGAGACATCTGGGTCAGCACCGAGCAGGCGACTAACTCGAACGCTGGGGCTCCGCGCTACAACCAGGTCGCCGAGGACTACAACGTCGCACGGCAGGCGGTCGACGCCGACATCCAGGCGCAGAACAACCAGGTCCTCGCGGATTCCCAGGTCGCGTTCCCCGGAATCTGACGTAGAACCGTAAGTGCAATCTCGGTAGGCATTCCTGGGAGAATGCAAGCATGCCTACCGAGATTGCATTTCCGTTTCGCCTAGCGTCCGACGGCACTATCGCCGTCGAGACGAATCCGGACAGGCAGATCGCCCAGCATGTGAATGCGCTCATCGGCACGCAGCCGGGGGAGCGGGTCATGCTCCCGGATTACGGGGTTCCCGTGGCTGATCTGCTGTTCGACCCTGACGCGTCCTTTGTCGCGCAGGAGATCAGCCGTGCCGTAACCACGGCTTTCAATACGTACGAGCCCGGTGTGGTCCTCCAGAAGGCGACCCCTATCCCGGACTCCACGCAGATGTCCCTCGCTCGTATCGAGGTCGACTACATCCGCCGCGAGGACGGGGCGTCCCCTTCCAGCCTGGCTCTCCAGTCCAACACAGCAGTCGTCCGGGTCGGCGGCACCGTAAGCGAGGTCATCAGTGGCTGACGTTCCCGCGATCGACTACACCTCACGCGACTACGAGGGCTTCAAGTCGTCCCTGCTCGACTTCGCCTCGCGTGCCTTCCCCCAGTGGGTGCCCTCCTCCGAGGGCGACTTCGGCGTGCTCCTGGTCGAGCTGTTCTCCTACCTCGGGGACAGCCTCTCCTACTACGGCGACCGGCTCCAGCAGGAGTCCTTCCTGCCCACCGCGACGCAGCGGCTGTCCCTGCTCCAGATCTCCGACCTGCTCGGCTACCAGCCGTCCAACGGCGTACCGGCTACCGGAACTGTCACCTTCCAGACGTCCAACCCGGGCCCGGCCGTCACCGTGCCTGCGGGCACCCAGGTCGTCACCGACTACATCGACACCATCGACTCGCCGATCACGTACGAGACCGACACGGACGTCACCGTGCCCAAGAACGGTGGCACCGCGACTGTCTCCGTCACCCAGGGAGTCACCCGCACCCAGGTCAACGTCGGCACCAGCTCGGGCCTGCCGGTGCAGGAGTTCCGGCTGCCCGACGTGCCTGTCATCGGCGGCACGGTCCGCGTGTACGTGGACGACGTCGACACCCTCACCGAGTGGACGTACATCGACTACATCGTGGACGCCGACCCGAGCGACCGCGTCTTCAGCACCTACCTGGACGAGGCGGGTGCCACGTGGATCCGCTTCGGCGACAACATCAACGGCGCCATCCCGACCACCAACCTGACCATCTACGCCACCTACCGAGTGGGCGGCGGGACGGTCGGCAACGTGAACGCGGGCGTGGTCAACGCCATCGCGGACTCCACCCTGCCTGGTGTCACCTTCTCGCAGGACTCCAGCGGCAATGCGATCTCTTCCGTCATGACCGGCGGGGCTGACCCGGAGACCAACGACCAGATCCGCGCCAACGCCCCGCGCATCTTCCGCACCCAGGACCGCTGCGTCACCCTGGCCGACTTCTCCGACCTCGCGCTGACCATCCCCGGCATCGTCCGGGCCAACGCCATCGCGTCGACCTACACCTCGATCTCGGTGTTCGTCATCGGCTCCGCCGGAGGAACCCCGAGCACGACCACCCTCCAGAACGTGCAGACCAGCCTCCAGGCCAAGGCCCTGGCAGGCACCACGGTCACTGTGTCCGGCCCGACCACGGTCAAGGTGAACGTGGGCAACTCCTCGAACCCGATCACCGTCGAGTGCTGGCCCCGCTACTCCCGGGCCTCCGTCCTCTACGACGTGCAGCAGGCGCTGAAGACGATGCTCTCCTTCGCGAACGTCGACTTCGGCATGCGCCTGACCCTCTCCGACTTCTACAAAACGATCCTGGACGTGGAGGGAGTCCGCTACGTCGACATCCCCCTGATTGCCCGCGCCGACGCGGCCCAGACCGGGACCGCCGACATCGTCATGCGCGCCTGGGAAATCCCCACGGTCGGCAACATCGCCAACATCACCATGACCGGAGGTATCGGCTGATGGCCGCCGTCTACCCGAAGCAGTACAAGTCCTTCACCGTGCACAAGAACCTGGTGGAGGACATCGACGCATCCCACGTCAACAACCTCCAGGACGAGGTGCTGGCCCTTCAGCAGACCCTGGGCATCCTGCCGCACCAGGACACCGGCCTGAAGATGAAGACCAACACCTACGCCTCCGTCGCGGCCCGGCTCGACGCCATCCAGCGCGGCCACGGCATACCCGCGTGCTACGTCTCCAAGACGTCCGACACCGTCAAGGGAGGCGCGACCAAGACGATCTCCTTCTCCCGGCCGTCGGCGGCCCAGGACCCCGAGGGACTGTTCAACGGGCACTCGATCACCGCCAACCGAACCGGCTGGTGGATCGTCTTCGGCCGAGTCATGTGGGCCAACGCCACCGGCTCGAACGCCACGGGCGCCGACCGGCAGATCAACATCGCAGTCGGCGGTGGTCAGGTGATGTCCCAGGACCTCCAACCGATCACCGACGGAAACTCCCACATGCACATCGGCTGGCAGGGATGGGTCACCGCAGGCAAGGCCATCGACCTCACCCTCTACCACCCGCTGGCCACCAAGACCCTGCAACTCCAGAACCTGCACCTGAGCGCGGTCATGATCCGGGAGGCGTGAGGTGGGAACGTACGGCGTTTCCCTGTACGGGCTGTCGAAATACGGGACGGACATCCATCCCGACTTCGACGTCAGCCCGTTCACAGCCACGCCCGTGGACTACTCCACCGTGCTGCTGGACTGGAAGGCCCCGGCCGGTACGTGGGACTCCCTGCGGCTGATCCGCAACCGGTACGGCTGGGCGGTCAACGAGAACGACGGCGAGATCCTGCTCGACCAGACCCACGCCGCGACCTCGTTCTCCGACAAGGGCGTGGTCGGCGGGCACTGGCTGTACTACACGATCTTCATCTCCGCGTCCGGCCAGTGGTCCCGGGCGGGAACCATCTCGTGCCTGATGCCGAAGAACAACGGCTACACCGAGCTGCTGTACGACCTGATCCCCGACCACTACAAGGTCGACGTCCAGCCGGGCAACAACGTCACCGACGACTCCAACACGCTCAACCCCTACCTGACCCCGTTCCTGTCGATCTTCGGGTTCGGGTTCGACATCGTGAAGAGCTACTACGACTCCAACCGGTACACCAACGACGCGATGCGCACGCGCTTCGACAACATCGCCCAGTTGGCCAACCAGTTCGGGATCCAGTACGAGGCCAGCGCCCCGGCCTACCTCTTCCGCCAGCGCGTGCGGGACGCGGCCACTCTCGGCCGCCAGAAGGGCACCCTGGAGCAGATCCGCTCGATCATCTCCGAGACCACCGGCTACGACGCTGACCTGAGCATCGGCGACAACCTGATGCTCTCCGACGACCAGGCCGACTTCGACCACCCGACGTTCCCGCAGTGGGACTCGGGCGTGAACTACGCCTCCGGGGAGAAGGTGGAGTTCGGCTCGTACCTGTACCAGGCGGGCTCCTCCGGCGCGTACGGACAGGCCCAGGCACCCACCGGCACCAACGCCTCCAACGCGTACTGGACCGTCGTCTCGTACGGCACCGACTCCACCCTGGTCGACGCCAACGGACACGTGGCGGGCTGGGAAGAGATCTCCTTCACCGCAGGCGTCACCCCGGGCACCAACGGCGTCCTGGTGGGCATCGGAGTGCAGAACCCGACCAACCCCGACGACAAGGCGGGCAACGCCTTGTGGGTGCGCAACACCAACTCCGGCGGATCGGTCGCCACGATGGGTGTGCGCTCCGTCGGCCGCCTGTCCGGCCAGTCGACGATGGACCCGCAGCAGCCGGTCCTGTTCGGTGTTCCCATCCCGTACACCTGGCAGGCGTGGGACAACAACACCGACTACCAGCCCGGTGACATGGTCGTCTTCCACGGCCGCATCTACCAGGCGCTCACCGCGTCCCTGAACGTCTCACCACCGACCACCCCGACGGCCAACGCCCAGTGGACGCCGCTGGGTTACGACGACCGTGTGCAGATGTGCCTGTCCGGCTACGCGCAGGCGTACTCCGGCGAGCAGGTCAACGTGTACCCGTTCGTCGAGTACTACGACTCCCACGGCGCGCTGATCACCTCTCTGTACTCCGACACCGTCCCGGCCTACACCGTGCTCGACTCCTTCAGCCAGGGCTGGGTCGACTGGACCACCCGCACCACGGACCTGGGAGGTGCCTCCTGGACCGAGACGCTGGGCCAGTGGACCTCCGGCGGCTACGCAGGAGGATCGGCCTACCCGGTAGGCGCCACGGCGTCCATCGCCACCGTTCCCGGCCACGCCGACGGGACAGTGGCAGCAACGTTCCTCACCAGCCCGTCGAACGCCCTGCGGCAGGGAGTGGTGTTCCGGCTCCAGGACGCCTCCAACTACTGGCGAGCGGGACGCACAGGACTCCACCGCATCGAGGCCGGATCCTGGGTCGCCACCTACGCCTACTCCCAGACCTTCCTGGACGGGGACCGCATCACGGTCGCCTTCTCCGGGAGCAACATCACCGTGCAGAGGAACGGAACCCAGGTGCTCACCCTTACTAACTCGACGTTCAGCACGGCCACCAAGGTCGGAATGGTGGTGACCTGATGACCACGCACAACCTCACCTTCGTCAACGACGACGACTTCGCCCCGGTCGTATCCTTCTCCGGCAGCATCGTCGGCCGCCGGTTCAGGGTGTTCGGTCCCACGCTCGGCGGCCAGGTCACCCTCGACGGCACGCTGGCCATCAAGATCCCACGCCCGCAGCCGCTAGCCCCCGAGGCCGGGCAGATCTCCTTCCAGGGTCACCTCTCGGCCGGAATCAAGGCGCCCGCCGCAGCGTTCAAGGACTTCGCCCACTACCCGTACGCGGGCGTCGACCCGGCCATGGCGTGGACCGGTATCAACTCCGGCGCGCTTCAGTCGGCTCCCGCTGGCTCCTACAGCCGCGCCTACGCCGCGTTCACCGGCCCGGTGGACTACCCGGTATCCGGTGGCGGCTACGCCTGGAAGCGGGCCGCGTACGCCTCTGTCGGGTTCAAGTTCGCGAGCATGTCGGCGAACAAACACCAGATTTTGGATGCAGTCCAGTTCGAGGCGCTGCCGGTCGGGTCAACCGGCCCCAGCGCATACCAGAACGCCCGCGAGATCCAGGCCATCATCAAGCCGTCCCGGCTGAACTACGCGACCAACCCCAACTTCGAGAGCGGGCTGACCGGCTACGGTCCGACCGGCCAGGCCACCCATGCGCTGGACTCCTTCTCCTGGCGGGGCACCCAGGCTCTCAAGGTCACCGTGCCCACCACGGCCACACAGGACAGCGGCCTGTCCTTCCAGGTGTCCGGCATGATCCCGGGCCGTACGTACACCATGAGCGCCCGCGTGGCCATCGCCCAGGGCTGCGGGGACATCGCCCCCTGGTCCGGCGCGGGGGCAGTGCAGTTGGACGCGGTGAAGTGGACACAGGCAGCCAACCGCAGGGACCCAGCCCAGAAGCGGTGGCGCACGCTGTACGTCACCTTCACGACACCGGCGTCCTCGCTGTACGTCGGCATGAACGTCCTGAAGCCCACCATGACCCCGGGCACGGCGAGCATCTTCTGGGCCGACGGCGTCCTGGTCGAGGAAGGTACCTCCGTCCGCGACTACTTCGACGGCTCGATGGGATCGGACTACCTGTGGGAGCAGGGGGGCAGCCCCAACCTGGCCCGCTCGTACTTGTACGAGAACTACGTCGAGCGCAGTTACCTGATCCGCACCCTGCTCGAAGAGAATGTTCCTCTGGGAATCACGGCGGCCGTACCTCAGTACGCCGTTCTGCCGACCCAGTAACCACGACCCGTAAGGATCCCCATGCTTACCAACTACGCCGACGTGGCGGCCCTCGCCGTCGGCCTGGTCCTGCCCGCCATCGTGGCGGTGTTCACCAAGCCGTCGACCAACCCCACCGTCAAGGGCTTCGCGCACGCCGTCCTGGCCCTCGCCACCGGCTCCCTGGCCACCTACAAGGCCGACCCGTCGAACTTCGTGTGGGCGCCCGCTGTGATCGCCGCGTTCCTGGCCTGGCTGTCCGGCACCGCGTTCTACCACTCCCTGCTGAAGAAGTACTCCTGGTTCGGTGCGCTCCAGAACCTGTTCGTGTCCGAGGTCGAGAGCCGTCTTAATACCCACGGCGCCGACGTCGAGCGGTACTTCGAGGTGGCGCAGGCGGCCGAGCTGGCCGAGGACGCACAGGGCATCACCAACGACTTCCCCTTGAGCACCGACGTGGTTCAGTCCGGCGTGGAGGAGGCTGTCAAGGCGGCCGAGGAGATCCCCGTCGTCGGCACGGTCGTCCAGCGCTTCGAGACGGTCGCGGTCCCGGCCATCGTTACGGCCGTGGAGGCGGTCGCGGCGCCGGTCGTCGAGAACTCCACACCTGCCGTCGCTGTGCAGCCTGGCGGCCTGGGTCCGAGGGCGATCTGACCATGGACTGGTTCCGGCTGCTGCTGATCGCCTTCGCCACCTTCACCGCGTGGGAGTGGCTGCGCGACGTCCTGCCTGTCGCTATCCCGGCCGCCCTTCAGCCGCCCGTGGTCGTGGGGCTGGCCTACGAGGTGCAGCGTGTTCCCGGCCCGTGGCTGGCCGCTGGGGCGGCTGCTGGAGTCGTGGCGGTACTGCACGCGCAGGTACGGGGCAGCGGGGCGGAGACGGCCTCTCTGCGCCTGCCGCGCAGGCACCCGAACACAGGGCGGCGAGTTCCCGACCTCCCCTGATTGTCAAGCACAAGCAAAACCCCGCTAGACAAGCGGGGTTTTCTTGCTTTTAGAAGCCGTAATGGCTAAGGTCTTCCTTGTTGCCAACCACGGCAGCGACCACCACAACACTGGAGCAGACTTGAGCAAGCAGCCCATCACCCTGGCCTTCGCTGGTTCCGCCGACATCGACCCCGAGAACGTCAAGGACCTGCTCAACGACTGGCTCGGCTTCGGCGACGAGGACAAGGACGGCTTCTTCGAGCCGAGCGACCGCGAGATCAACCTCATCTTCCCGGTCACCCGGGAGCACCTGTCCGACGGCCTGG